AGACAAATATGTTGGCAGGTGTTTGGACGTGGGTTCGACTCCCACCGGCTCCATTGGTATTTTGCATTCTTTCGCAAACCTTTCTAAAACGTTGTTAAATCAACGTTTTTATTTTTATCTTTTTTATTGTTTAGCATTCTTTTTCAAAAAAAGGATACAACAAAGGATACAACATTTTGCTGTATCCTAAAAATCAATATAATTCGCAAAGCGCTCTCCAATGTCGTCCTTGGCTTGCTTGGTTATATGTGTGTATACGTTCATGGTCGTTTTAAGATCTGAATGCCCAAGTCTGTGCTGAACTTGCTTCAAGGTCATGCCAGCATCGAAGCAAAGACTGGCATGCGTGTGCCTGAAACCGTGGATTTTAATCGGTCGAAGATCGCTATCTTTCAAAATAGTAAGCAACCATTTTCTCGGCAGACTAGCGGGCATCGGTTTGCCAAACTCAGTTTCGAAAATGTATCTTGTATCTGGATTGTGTTCTCTCCACTCTTGCAAGATACTTTTTGTTTTTTCGTCTAGACTGATCAGTCGATTACTGCTTACTGTTTTTGTACGACCTATTTTCTCGCCCTCAAATCCTCGTGTAATGGCTTTGTTTATGTTCAGAGTGTTATCGGTCCAGTCATCCCATTCAAGGGCTAAAATCTCCCCTTTACGGGCTCCAGTGAAGGCTAAAATACGAAAGAGGACTATCTTTTCCAAATCCTCGGTCTCTGCGACCAATTTTAAGAAAGTTTGAAGCTCGTCTTTATTGTAAAAGTCGCTCTTTTCGTCTGATTTCTTTCTTATCGTGATAACCACGCTATCAACCGGGTTTGTATCCAGATATTCATGCCTTATCGCATACTTAAAGATATTGTTCATAAGGCCTTTTAGCTTTCGTCCGTAAACTAATTTTCTCGACCATTCATTGACTTGTTCTTGCATTTGGAGAGGAGTGATAGAAGCTATCTTCCTATCTCCTAAAACTGGGAATATATGATTTTCGAAATTCCTGGAAGTCTTTAGATAGGTGCTTTCTTGCACGGTCTCTTTGTATTCTTCAAGCCATTTCTCAGCTATTTCTCTGACTGTTATATTCTTTCTGATCTGCTCAATGTTATCTATATCGCTTTGAAGTTGGAGAAGTGCTGCACGAGCTTTCGCTTTGGTTTCAAATCCTTTTTTCCTGGCATATTTACTTTTTCCATTCTTTTTTCCAAGATAAACAGTGAATCCGTACGCAGTATCTCCGTTTTTCTTTTTGTAAGACTTGATTTTCATTGATTTTTACCTCATTTCTTGATAAAATGGGTATAGTAAAGAGGGCTTTTTAATGCCTTTTACTATACAGGATTTCCTCACACTCAGAAGTTTGCCGACCGAGAGTGTGGGGATTTTTTAATTAAACCATAATTTTTCCGTTTGCGTCAGGTGTCTTAAACAAAGCCAGAACTCCTTGGAAGAATCCAAGAATGATAGAAATACCAGTTACGAATAGAAGCAAGTAAAAAATCCCTTTACTATTATATCCAGCATAAAAATGGTGCGCACCTAATCCGCCGAAGAATATAGCTAGCAAGACATAGACCCATTTATTTACATAATGCAATCCGTAAGCGGTCTGCTGAGTATTAACGACTTGCGACTGATTTTGGACAGCGTTATTTTCGTTGACGATATTGATGTTGATTTTATCATCTTTCTTCTGTTCTGTTTTAATAACGATTATTTCATCGTCAACTTTGTGGATTTCAACCTCATCCCCTAATTGTGGAACAAAGTTTAATTCAGATGGATTTACTTTGATGTATTCTTCATTATGTGCGATAGTAACTTCTGCGCCAGTTACTTTAACGATTTTAGCCATTGTTTTATATTCCTTCCTTAATTCTGCTAAATTTTTTAACTTTTATAAATATCAACGACTTCGCCTTCAATTCTGGAACTCGTTGTGTTCTTTTTTCTCGATATCCCAGTTTTTTAGTAGTCCTTGATAGAAGTAGGTTGATTTTCCTCCGCAATCTGGGCAGTAGCGTGAGTTGCCTGCTAGTATTTTGTGGCACCCGTCGCTTAAAACACTTTGGATAGGGATTAGGTTTCCCCAGTTGTCGTAATTAGACTCCCATACTCCGATACAGATATTTTGAGCATAGAGTCCGCATATGTTACAGAAAGCGTCATTGTCTAATTCTTCGTTTTCACAACGAGGGCATTTAGTGGGATACCCATCCTCATTCAACATATATTTCGAATATCTCATACGCTCTTTCTCTTTCTCTTGATTATCTAAATAAGCTTCTAGTGTTGTTACTCCTTGATATTGTTTCATTGAACAGATATGGCAGTAGTTGGAATAGCGGTTTATCTTGCTGCTGCAAGACTTGCAGATTCTGGTTGACTGGGTTGTAGTGATGTAGGTTGTGAATTGTTCTTCGACATAATGCCCTTCTTTAACCAAGCCAATACTTTGCATAGTTCTTAGATTTTTTATGACGAAACTTGCGACAGAGTAAGAAACGTTAAAGACTGACTGAATAAAGGTTGTGTCCATTTCGTGGAAGAACTGAACATAGTTTCCTAAAACTGGGAAGGGTACAAGTAGATGTTTGGCGAAAAAGTTTGCTTCTTGCTCAAAATGATTGTACTCTTGCGTTGTTAGGCTATAGCGCAATAGTATAGTCTTGTCTGTCAGTTCATTGTGTCTTAGTACGTAATGGCCCAATTCATGAGCGATTGTGAAGCGAATACGCTCCTTGCTTAGTACGGTGTCGTTATATAGTAAAATATAGCTATTTGTGTTTGGTTGGTACCATAGAGCACCATCTTCACTCTGTAGCATGTCGCAAACTTCCTTGAGTGGAAGTTTTTGCTTTTTAGCAAAAGAGGAATACTTCATCAAATGCAGGTTATCAATCTGGTTGATAATATGTAAGAGGTCAACAGGTAAGCGTCCGTTGGTATACTTGCCTAGAAATGTGTAGGCAGTATTTTTCACTTTCTCATAGTCTATAGACTTAGAAATCGTGTTCGTCGTCGCCACCTCCATTCAAAACATCTTGGAAAGTTAAGTCCATAATCTGGATCAATCTTTCTTGGTCTGCGACACTTAAAGATTTGGCTTTCCGTTGGATTGCCCTGAACTGTGGTGTCTCAGTTGGGGGAGAGGAAGTGTCAGATAAGTCTTTGGTCATCAACTCCGATAATGAAACATTGAATATTCTAGAAATATCATTTAAAACGCCCGCTTTGGGAGTATACTTCCCTCTCTCCCATTCACTTACTGAAGAGGAACTTTTTCTTCCTAATCTATTAGCTAAGTCAATTTGTTCCATTTGGTATTTTTGACGTAGAAATTTAAGATTAGAAGCAAAATAATTATTTTGGTTCTCCATGACGTGAAATACCTTTCGTATTTTTCTTTTACTATATAATATCACTTTATCCGAAATGTTACAAACAAAAAGAGAAAGAAATTTCGAAAAAAATGAAGTAAAATACTTGACTTCGGAAAAACCGAAGTGTATAATTAAGACATAATCAAGAAAGGAGCAATAAATGGCAAACACCTTAAAAACTTTGCGACGCTTTCGTGGGATGACTCAAGAAGAATTGGCGAAGGAAACCGGCATAACATCGCGTACCATAATGAATTATGAAAATGATGTCAAAAAATTGCGTAGAGCTAGTTATGAAAATATAAAAAAACTAGCTAGTGCGCTAGATGTTTCAGTAGACGATATTTTTTTAGACAACGTTTCGGAATTTCTGAAACTACCATCTTAGGAGTTAAAGGAGATAAGCATGAAGGAAGTAGTACGAAAAAAGCAACAATTTGAGGTAGCTTTCGAAAATCGCTTACTTGCGATTGAAAACCGACTAGAGAAGTTAGAAAAAGAGCAGGACACTTTTGTAAATCATCAAAAGAAAGTTTCAATTCTAGTCTCTGAGTCAACCTATCACAAAATCATTGACTAAGTTGTTGAGTTGGAAAGTGGTAATTTAGAAGAAATACTGGAGGAAAAACATGAACGAAGTTATTAAAGTGACTGTGAATGATAATCACGAGCCGATTGTATCTGGTCGTCAGTTGCATGAGGCATTGGGAGTTAAAACAGAATATAGAAAATGGTTTGGAAGAATGGCGGAGTATGGTTTTGAAGAAAATCAGGATTTCGCAAGGGTGACCCAAAAATGTCCGACCCCTGGAGGTCTGCAGGATATGACTGACCACATCATCAAGCTAGACATGGCTAAAGAAATCGCCATGATTCAGCGAACCGACAAAGGAAAAGAAGTCAGACAGTACTTCATCCAAGTAGAAAAGGACTTTAACAGTCCTGAGAAGATTATGGCAAGAGCCTTGCTCATGGCGGATAAGAAGATTCATAAACTGGAGACACAGATTGAAGCGGACAAACCTAAAGTCCTCTTTGCAGACGCAGTAAGTGCAAGTCATACATCTATTTTGGTAGGCGAACTTGCCAAACTCATTAGCCAAAATGGCTACAAAATCGGTGCTAATCGCCTCTTTTCTTGGATGCGTGAAAATGGCTACCTGATTAAGCGCAAAGGCTCAGACTGGAACATGCCAACCCAACGTAGCATGGACTTGAAACTCTTTGAAATCAAGGAAACAAACGTGCAACACGCAGATGGACATATCACTGTGAACAAGACACCAAAGGTCACTGGCAAGGGTCAGCAGTACTTTATCAACAAGTTCTTGAGTGAAGATGAAGTAGCGGGGTAGGGAGATGAATCAGAAACAAGTAAAGGATATAAGAACAATGGATACATACTTTAAAGATTTTGAAAAAGAGTTAGGAATTGTTGAAGAAAAACTGGACATTTTATCAGAGTGGCATTTATCCAAGGAACACCATGGAGCAACAGAAATTGCTGAAGATTGTAGATCAACAATTAGTCAGTTATGGATACAATTTTATGAGCTTTCAGAAACCTATAAGAAACAGGAAGCTGCCCATGAAACATTTTTTAATGAAAATGTTATTAACTTGTTGGGAGAACTTAGAAAGCATGACGAGCTTCTATCCAATGTATCAAATAATTTAGGAAAAGAACGCCCACACTGGCTATTATTCAACTATTTGAATAAAGCTGTTAGGAGTTTCACTGACCCGAATAAACTAGCAACAGCTGATACTGGGAATATTTGGGATTATCTACGTAGCTTGATTATAAAGGATTTGAAAGAAAGAGGGTTATTGAAATGATTATAGATGACGTTAAAGACTTTGAAATCTATCCGATTTTTGGCTTCATGTTCAGACAACCGTATAATAAACTTTCATCAGATGCAAAAGTTATATTCGCTATTCGTCAAAAAGAACGAGATTTGATTGAAAAATACAAAAATCTTGGACCGGAAGAAATACATTACTCTCTTCCAAAACCTTGTACTTTTGATGAAATCATGGATATGACTGGTCTAACTTCTCAACAAGTTCATGATGCACATATTGAACTGGAAAAAATGGAATTGTATAAGGGAGTGGATTTTATTGGGATTGAAACTTGATGACTACAAAGATTTTGAAATGTTTTACAAATTACCACAAGAACTGTTTGATGACTGTTTCAAAGACTTATCGCTAGGCGCCAAAGTCCTATACGCAATCTTGCGAGATAAGTGGGGGCAATCGCAAAAGAATGGTTGGCACGATGAAAATGGTATTTATTGTAATTTCTCGGTTAAGATGCTTTCTGATTTACTGGATTGTTCTGAAAAAACAATCACATCATACAAGAAAGAGTTAAGCAATTATTGTTTGATATCTGAGCGTAGACAGTTTAATTCGACGAATAAAATCTATGTAAATAGAGTATCAGAAGCCAAAAGAAGCGTACAGGAAAAAATTACATGTACGGAGAGGAAAAATTTACCGCACGTACAGGAAAAAATTACATGTACGGAGAGGAAAAATTTACCAACTAACCAGACTAATATAAACCAGACTAATATAACCAGAACATTTGAACCAGAGGGTGCTGGTGCTAACTCTTTATATAGTATAGAGGACGCCCCCGCAGAAAACGATTTGGGAATTGTTCACGATTGGATATTTTCAGAGTTTGGACGATACCCGACACCATTTGAAATCGAGGACTTGAAGGCTTTCTTACAAGACCATAAGAAAGAGGTTATCAAGTTAGCAATCAAGGAATGCGTTGGGAATGGTAAGCCTTATTTCAAGTATCTTGAGAGTATCTTGAGGGATTGGAAGCAGAAAGGGCTGGTCACAGCTGAGTTAGTAGAGAACAGAAAGAAGCCCACCCGGTCAAGTGGTAAGTCAAATGGTCGCTTGAAATTGTCGGATGATGGATTTGATCCACGGCTTGGATTTTAGGGGGTGCGTATGCAAGTAGTATCGAGCAAAGAGTTGCAAGAAAGAGCCTTGCAGATTGAGACGTTGAAGCAACAATGCTCAAAGCATGAAGGTGTCTATATGTGGCGGTCAGTCAATCCTTGCACTCGCAACACGCTGACCTATTGTCCTGAATGTGTTCAAGAGACCATTAACCAGAACGCAAGCGAGCAGTTAGCTATTGCCGAAGCTCAAATCAGAGATACGAGATCATATTCTCTCTTTATGAAAGAGAGTATCATCCCAAACGATTTGAAAAATGCGACTGTTGGGAATTTTGAAATCCACACAGAGCAGGATGCTGCAGCAGTCAATTTCGCTAAACGAGTCACGGCTGACTATGTGAAAGAACGTTACGAAGGGAATACGATTATCTCTGGACCGCCTGGAGTTGGCAAGAGCCATCTAGCAGTAGGGATAGCGAAGACCTTAAACGAGAGTTTTCAAATGCTCCAAGTCCGCAAATCGGTCGTCTATATGCCGTCCATGGAGCTGTTTTCTCGAATGCAAGAGGCTTTTCAATACAAGGATTCAAAGTGGGAACAACGCTCAGTCGTCAAGTTTCTACAAAGTGTTGATTTCTTAATTTTGGATGACCTCGGAAAAGAGTCGAGTGTTGGGAACGAAATTAGACAAGGCAATAATTGGATGCAAAAAATCCTGTATCAAATTCTTGAAAACAGGACGAATACAATTATCACAACTAATTTTGAGGGCAAACACCTCAAAGAACTTTACGAGCAGAGTCTCGTTGACAGAATAACGAAAGGAAACATGAAGACGAATGCCTTTAAATTCAGTAAAGACACAGCTTCAAGACGCTCCTTGTCAGCAAGTGACTACTGAGGAACGCAAGCGAGCCATTGAGCAGTTCGAGAGCCGATTTTACGGACTTTCGACCCTGCTTAAAGAACGGTTGCTGATTACAAGCGACCAACAGTTTACAAGAAAGATGAACGAACTACGATACTATGCCGAATATGGCGGGATTTATACGATTTAGGCGGGAGAGTTATGAGTAAACTTCGAGGTTATCGAGTTATGTTAGGACTAACTCAGCAACAAATGGCGGACAAGCTAAAAATTTCTTTGCAATCTTACAGCAATAAAGAGTTAAAGAAAACGTCATTTAACGACAAAGAACGTCTAGCGATTAAGTCAATGGTTGCAGAAATCAAACCAGATATAACCATAGATGAACTATTTTACAGCTAAAAAAGCACCTGACGGAAATCAGGCGCTCAACAAAATATTCACTTACAGTATATCACAGAAAGAGAGGAAATAGCAAATGGCTTTGGAATTATTCAGCGAGGATTTCAAAAATGAACTATTTCAAGACCTTGTGAAGCTTAACGTCGAAGCTTTGAAAGAGGCTAAAAGACAAGTCTCAAGACAAATCAGCATGGTCCCAATCAAGGAAGTCATGCAAGCAACTGGTTGGGGCAGAAAACGCATCGAGGATTTTCGAGATCAAGGCAAGTTCAGCTATCAACAAAACGTAAAGGGTGGCAAGTGCTTATACGACTTGAACGATGTGCTACGATTTCAAAGTCAGTTAGCGAAGAGAGGATAGTATGAACCTACTAGCAAGAATAAAAAACTTTTTTTCGGAAGAGGTTGAAGAAGCTAACACTGGCTTGAAAGAGGTCAAGGAAACCAATCTTGACTGGAAAGTGGTTGCTCTAGACCTTAACCAAGCGTTAATTGAAACGCAAGAAAAACTACAAGAAGCGAATCAGCGTATTGCTGATCAAGACAAAATTATTAAAATCTACAAGGAGAAGTACAATGTTTGAACCATCATTGACTAGCCAATTATTAGGAGTCGGCGCACTTATTATCGGATTTATCGGCGCAGGAATTCATGTTCACAACCGAGAAGAGCGATTGTGGAAAGAAAAGAAAGAGCAGTTACTACGTGATTCCGAAATCATTCGAGCAAGTCAAGAAGCCTTTGCGAAAGGCCGTGAAGCAGAACGCGAAGCAATTCGCGAGAATATCCGCAGACCATTTCAAGGCTTCACATTTGACAACGAGCGACCAGAAGGGTTAAGACCTGAATTGGTTGTCTTGCCAGCGCCTAGAAATTTGAGAGGGTAAGATATGGTAGTTAGTAGAGAAATGAGTAAAACTGAAACAAATGTATTGAACTTGATTATCAACCGTGCAACGTTTGAAGAGCCTATCAAGGCTGAAAAAATCAGACAAGAAACAGGTCTATCAAAAAGAAGCCTTGAAGAAGTGATTGAGAGTTTGCGTGTGGATTTCAAACATCCAATTGTTGCGAAGAAGACACAGCCAAGCGGATATTATCTTCCAAAAAATGAGGAGGAACGACAAGCAGGATTAGCACCTTATCGCAGACAGATTTTGACCGAACAGAAAAATCTTGCAGCAGTTATGGCTGTTGATTTGGATGATTATTGGAAATCAGCATGAGAGGTGACAGATGTTTGATTATGACAGAGATATGATGCAACCGCCTGAACCACGAGAAGAACTTGACCCTAGCGAGTATGTGGAAATCGGATGCGGTCGACGTCGATATGTGGGTGATGAAATATGATTGAAGAGTTATACGCAGAAATCGACAACTGGCGAGCTGAGTATATTCATCTCGGCCAAGAACTCGGAGGAATTATCAACGAGCAACAAAATATTATTTTGAAATTACAAAACGAAAATAGACGTATAAAACGTGAAAATTGGAATCTGAAGAAGACGAAAGGTAGAAAGAAATGAGTTACGAACAAATATCAGAGTCAACATACTATCAAAATATGAGCTACTGGAACCAAGTTGCACAAAATTATAGAGCGCTAGGTGGTCTAGGAATTTGTGACGATGAAACAGGCGAAGAGCTTTACACAATTTAAAATTTAAGGAGAAAGACAAAATGACAAACGAACTAACACACAAACAATTTTTTAACTCACCAGCAGTAAAACAAAAATTTTCTGAAGTGGTAAACGGCAATGGTCAGCAATTCGTGGCCAGTCTACTTAGCATCGTAACAAATAACAACCTACTAGCTAAAGCTACCAATGAAAGCATCATGACCGCTGCTATGAAAGCTGCAGTCCTTAACTTGCCAATTGAACCAAGTCTTGGTTATGCGTATATCGTGCCTTATAAAAACCAGGCGCAGTTCCAAGTTGGATATAAAGGGTTGATCCAGCTTGCACAACGAAGCGGACAAGTCACACGTTTAAATGCTGGAGAGGTCTATGAAAGCCAGTATAAAGGGTTTAACCCTTTGACTGAAGATCTTGAAGTGGACATGACTGCTATTCCAAAAGAAAACGAAAAAGTGGTAGGCTACTTTGCCTTTATGCGATTGGCCAATGGTTTTGAGAAGACAGTTTTTTGGACCAAGGAACGAGTGCAAGCACACGGTAAGAAGTACAGTCAGTCATTCTCAAGTAAATATAGCCCGTGGCAGTCTGACTTTGACGCTATGGCTCGTAAAACTGTACTGAAGCACATGCTTTCAACTTATGCACCACTTTCAACCGAATTGCAGGATGCGATTGTGGCAGATAACGCAGACAGTACAATCTCAAACAAGAATGAAATCAAAGACGTTACTCAAGAACCAGTTGCTGAAACATTGGACGGTATCCTAGGAGCTCCTAGTACACCCACAGAGAGCGAGAATGTCGTAGAGGGAGAATTTGCCGAGGAAACCAAAACAACCCCGAAAACGGCTAAAAAAACAGCAAATCCTAGCAAGGTAGCCTCTACCGAATACCCAGCAGATGAAATTCCAGACTTTGACGAAGAAACAGGAGAAATTTTGGAAGAGTTCAGCTTTTTTGAAGGCAACACAACCAATATTAAGGAGTAGTCCATGGAAGAGCTAACACAAGCGAACTACTATCAAGACACAAGCTACTTGACAAACTCACGCTTCAAACGGTATCAGCAATGCCAAGCGAAGGCATTTGCCCTTGATAGTGGCCAATGGGTAGAAGAGAGGGACGAAACCCCTCTCCTACTCGGTAACTACGTTCATAGTTACTTTGAAAGCGAAGAAGCACATCAGCAGTTTATGGATGAGAATGGCGAGAAGCTACTTGCCAAGACTGGCAAAAATAAAGGAAACCTCAAATCCGACTTCCTAATTGGCGACAAGATGATTGAAAGCCTGAAAGATGATGAAGGCTTCAACCTCTTGTACCATGGATACTCATCGGACGAAGTTCAAAAAGAATTGATCGTCTATGGCGAAATCGAAGGTGTTCCAGTTAAAGGTAAGCTAGACAGTGTCAACCTAAGCCGTGGCTACTTCGTGGATTTAAAAACCATGAAGTCCATCTACTCTGAAGAATGGAGCGCAGAACTCAAGAAACGAGTTCCCGCTGCAGTCAATAACATTTTGAATTTTGGGTATCACGGTCAGCTTGGTCTATATCGTGAATTGCTGAGACAAATGACAGGAGACGATTTTAGACCTTACATCGTAGCGGTAAGTAAGGAAAACGTGCCAGACCGTGAGGTTCTAAAGATTGATGATGAATGGCTAGATGAAGGACTAGAAAAAATCAAGTCTGAAATTGTCGAAGTTTGGAATGTGATCCAGGGAAATCAGAAGCCTAAGAAGTGCGGACAATGTGACTATTGCAGAAGCCAGAAGAAACTAGATGCAGTCGTTACCCTGAACGACTTGATTGAAATTGATTATTAAATTTGAAAAAGCGAGGAAAGAATGAAAATCTATATTGAACAAGATGACGTAAAATTGAGTTTTGAACGAGCGCAGGAACTTGATTATCAAACCTTATTCAAAGCCTATCAGATGATCACAGGGTCTGACGAAATTCTTGAGGATTTAAGTCAGAAAGAGCCCGAGAATGCAGGGGCCGTTTTAAAAATTGATGCTGAGAAGTTAGCTGAAATTGATCCTGTCAATATCAAAGCAGCGAAGGACAAGTTATCTGCAAAATTTAGCGGAAGCACAGCGATTTCGCAGAAACCAAGCGAGAAGGTAGATGTTGATTTGCAATGCCCGTTTTGTGGATGTGCGAAGCGGTGGAAAGTCCCATCTTACTTTACATTCATGAATTGTCCTGACTGCCAAGGCTCAATTTTCTTGTCTTGGGCGACGGGAGTCAAGGGCGAATTGGATGACGATGGATTTTATTTCAGAGGGGACAGCCCGATGAAGTTCAAAGAGCAGACAGATGAATTCGAGGATATGTTTGCTGTTGAAAAATCAAAATAACCCAAAACCAACTATTTCCAAAATGGAAACAATTCAAAAATAAACAAGCCGTGTATTCTTGTAAAACTGCGAACTAGAAAACGTCAGTAAAGGTTATGTGACCTTGGACGAGCGACTGCCCGTATTTAGCCAAACTCACACACAAAGAGGCAGTCGCATTTTTTGAAATGGAAAAACTGATTTTAAAATTTGAACTTGACAGAAAGCAGATGATTTCAGCGAATGACAGATTGCACTTTCAGAAAAAAGCTAAAATCACTAAGTTTTTAAGACAGCTAGCGCATTATGAAGGGCAGAATACTCTACGAGATTACTTTGGCTTGCCTTTTAACGAGGAAAATCCTTGCAAAGTGATTGTTTGGGTATTCGCCCCAACTAATCGCATATATGACCCGCCTAACTGGTCACCAACAAGCAAAGCGTTACTAGATGGCTTGACAGATGCGAAATTTTGGACGGATGATAATTATCACGTTATCAAGTCAACAGATTTTAGGCACGGCGGAAAGTCTGGAAATAAAAAATACAGAATTGAACTTGAAATATCAAGGATGAGTGAAGATGAACCTTAAACAACAAATGATTGACGGATTGAAGCATTCAATCGAAATCACTGAGCAGGAAATCGAGGAGTATTCGAAGCCTTGCGATAAACGAGTGGCACAAGGTCGTACTGCTCATCGTGAATTTTTGAAGAAAAAATTGAAGAAAATGAAATTGCATTTGGAGGAGTTGGAAGATGAATAAGCAAGAATTGATTAATGTCCCACGGATTTTGTTCCCTATCGGAACAGATGTTTTAATAAAAGGGAAGATAGTTAGCTTAAAGGTGCTTGATGACAGGTTTGTTGAGAACGTTGTTAAACTTGCCTACGGCGAACAAATTATTGCTCCAAACGATGTGATTTATGTCAAGGACGAACCAGAAGCAGGTAACGCAGACGAAGCTCCACGCTATGTCAAGAACATACTAGCTCGATTACGAGAATTGCCATTGCATGACCGTGAAGTTTGGTTAAAGGCTATCATGGGTGAATTTGAGAAAGATTTCAGCCGTGCAAAATGGCGTGAGGGTTACGAGCAGGGTAAGTTTGAGGGAGAATGGGTTGGTCAGCAACTGAAAGATGCTGATAAGATTCGACAAGAATTGAATAAACCAGTGATTCCTCAACTTATAGCTGATTGGATTAAGGTAGCGAAACCTGTCTACTCTTTATCTGGCGCTATGTTTTATGGAAGTCCGGGAGTCAATAAGTGGCTAGAGAGCTTTGACAACCAAGAAACTTTCGCACTTGCTTGGATTCTAGGCTACGAGGTCGAGAAAGAGAAGCGGTATCTGGTTAAATTAAAAAGTAACTCAGAAGAAATTGATTATTTGGTAAATACAGAAAGGAATGGACTTCGTTTTTATAGTACGATTTATACGGAAAGAAGGGAACACACCCGAAAAGAAATTGAAGAAGCTGGGTTCGGATGGGTATTCGATTGCCCTGGTATTGAGATTGAGGAGTTAGAAGATGAATAAGCAGGAATTGATTAATAAGTTTAGAGAAATCGGGATTTACAGTTTGAACATTTTTGGCACGGAAATCAAAGGTATTCCGACCGAAAGTGCAATTTGTTTGATTGAACAACTAGACGAACCAGAAAAAGTCATAGTACCGCAGTGTGTGGCGGATTGGATTGAGGAATGTAAGAAAAAAGGAGATTTATCTTTAGGCGGTGCTATTCAACTTCCATGTCCTGAAATTTATGAATGGTTAATGGCTTGGTTGAACCAAGAAACATTCGCTCGAGCATGGCTTGATGGCTACGAGGTCGAGGAAGAAAAGCGGTATTTTGTGAAGATAAAAGCAACTGGTCAATGTTTAGGAAAATATTATCTAAATAACGAAATACTATATCCAAGATTCATCTACACAGGACGAAACGCAGATGATTTCACCCGCAAAGAACTCGAACAAGCCAACTTCGGATGGGTGTTCGATTGCGAAGGAATTGAGATTGTGGAGGTGGAAGAATGAATCAACTTATTTGCCCGAACTGTCATTCGACATCTTCAGTGCATCATCACACTGATTGGAATCATATTGATAATTCGACTGGCTTACAAAAGCCTGTCAGTATCATGCTATGTCTAGACTGTAAGATGCTATTCATTGATGATCGAACTTGGTAAGATAAATATATATGAAAGATAAAATCGAGGAGGTCGCAGATTGAAACGAAAAAGCATATCTAAAGCCACTAGACAAAAAGTTTTAGATAAGTATGGTGGTCACTGTGCTTATTGTGGCAAGGAATTGGATTTAAAAACTTTGAGAGTGGATCATTTGCATCCTCACTATCGAGGCGGAGAGGATAGTTTTGAAAACTATATGCCTGCTTGTTATCAATGCAATTTCTACAAATCTACTTTTTTGTTAGAAGAATTTAGAGAGCAGATGTCTACCTTGCACGAAAGAATCAGCAAGCCATTTATAGCAAGACTTGGATTGGATTATGGAATCATTAAAATCGAACCATTTGACGGAAAGTTTTATTTTGAGGAGGTGGAGTGAATGTTAGAAACGGAATTGGAATACTATGAGCGTATGCTTGAGGAATTGGCAAAATATCCAACTCCATTTCTAAGTCATGCAATGGCTTATGTAAACCTTAGAATTATGAATTTGAAAAAGGATGTAACAGAATGATAGTATCAGATGAAGAGTGGTTAAAATTTGTAAAAGATGGACAAAAATTCGCCTTAGAAATACTTGGAGAAGCATTTCAAGACGATGTGGAGGTGGAGTGATGGATGAGCAAAACATTTTAGAGACACAATTGATTTTAGGTAAGCAAGTTTTAGAGATTGTCTTGGATTTGCTAAAAAACGACTCAAAAGCAGGGGCAGTTTTGCCCTTAAACATAAATGATCACGGATTTACAATTACAGTAGAAAAAGAGGTGGAGTGATGGAATTTTTACTAACAAGCACAATTGGGGAAGTTGAAAATCAAATTCCTAACACCATAATTAAAAAATATAAAAAAGTAGATGTTAGGTGTTTTTCGAGCTTTGAAGAATTTGATAAGCTATTATCTCGGATAGAAGGTAATTGGCTTTCTAAAGGAGTTAATCATAAAGCGTCTAAAGGTCGAATACAAAGAGAATTCCCGAACGGTGCAGAGGGGCATTTTATCGAAATCAATTCGATAGAGGAGTTGTTAGAATTTCATAAAAAAGTGGGAAGTGAGCTGATAATTACTTCTGCAACTAATAATGAATCAATTCCAGCTATTGAAATTTATAACTATTACAGGGAGTGAACATGAAACGATTTATCACAGTATGTATCCTTGTCTCTGCTGGATTAAACATCTGGCAGATAGACAGGATTCGGAATTTGGAAGAGAAGAAGCCGATGGTTATCTATAAAGCCGATAATCAAGGCGCAGAAATCAAAGGCAGAGTCGTACACAAGGAGAAGATTGGTGAACTCTACACGATCACAATACAGAACTACGGCATTTTCGTAGTTACTCAAACAAGCTACGAAACTTTAAGGATTGGAGACGAGGTGAGATTATGACACTGAAGTATAGAGTGTGGGATAAAGAATTGCAAACAATGCTAGATGTTTCTTTGATAGATTTTAAAAAAGGTGTTTTAGTTGGTGAGCATTGGGAATTTGGTGAAACAAATTTCATGAGTTTTGACGAAATCGTACTCATGCAATCAACAGGTCTTTGTGACAAGGAAGGTACAGAAGTTTTTGAAGGTGATATCTTACATCATCAGATACAGACAGAATATACCTTTATTGTCAAATACGACAAAGACAAAGGTCGCTGGTACGGTGATGGTCTGAGTCGTACCTATCGGATTAACATCACAAAGGAATTTCTACCGTATTACAAAGTCATTGGGAACATCTACGAAAACCCGGAGCTTTTGGAGGATGAGGAATGACAAAATTTGTTCAACTAATTCCATTTAAGTATGGCGAGGTGAAAGAACCTATTACAATTAACATTGATTGTATCCAAGGTGTTTTGAAACACGATATTTATCTTAGTAAAGTATTTGTAAGCGATGAGATGATAGAACATCTAAAAAAGCAACTAACTGCTGATAAGTTCTTGTATGTAATCCAACCAACATACGAAAAGCTTGTTGCTATTTTAACTCAGGAAGAGGAAGATAAATGAAACCAGAAAAAATTGACAATGTAAACAAACCAAGCCACTACCAAGGTCGGTTTGGAATGGAGTCCATCGATGCATTAAGAAACTTCATGACAGACGAACAGCTGAAAGGCTTTTATCTTGGAAATGCTTTGAAATATCAGTTGCGTTTCCAAAAGAAAAACGGTCTTGAGGATTTGAAAAAAGCACGCAAGAACCTTGATTGGCTTATTGAGGAGATGGAACGTGGGCAGGAACAACCGAGAGTACGCTCTGTATGATGGTGAAACATTCATCGCTTGCGGGACGATTAAGCAGATTTGTCAAGAGACTGGATTGAAAAAAGGAACCTTGTCATTTTACAAGTCGCAAAAGTACAGAGACAGACTTAAAAATCCAAATGAAGGAATGATTTTAATTGAAATCGAGGAGGATGAATGACGATAAATATCAAGCAACGACTGAAAGCATTACAGTACATTGATATCAAAGCGAAGTCAAAACATCAGGAAATTATCAGCTTGAAGTCAGGTATTTTGAGAGGGCAACAGTTCGACAACATGCCAAAATCAAAAAGCAACACGAACCACTCTGAGGAATTGAATATTTCGATTATCGTTAAGTCTGATGAATTGTATCGAGAGATTCAATCTCTATACAAAGAGCGTGATGACCTTGTTAGAGCTATTGAGTCGCTTGTTGATCCAGTGGAGAACATTGTAATGCGACTGCTCTATATCGACTGCATGTCGTGGAAAGAGGTCGAAAGAAAGCTACGATGCAGTCCTGCGACCATACAAAGAGCACAAAATAAAGCGATAGCTAAATTAGTTAAAATGTTTGATAGTAACGATAGTAAATGATAGTTTTAATGTGCTATTATGATATTGTCAGCAAGTACGGTAAGGCGGACTGATGACTCCTTTGAATTTTGTAACGACATCAAGGATATAAGCTGGTGATTTCCTCTTTGTCTTTTTTGGGTTCAATCCTTGGTGTCGTTATTTTAGACTTTTAGTGTAGTGGTAACACAACAGTCTCCAAAACTGTTATCGTAGGTTCGATTCCTGCAAAGTCTGTGAGAGGTCTTAAAAAGGTCACACAAGCGTGTGGCTTTTTGTGTTGTGAAAAAATTGGAGGTGATGGACATTGGGTTAAATCAAAGACAAAAGATGTTTGCGAGCGAGTATTTGAGGACAGGCAATGTCTATCAATCTGCAATATTCGCAGGATACAGTGAAGCATATGCTAAAACAACTGCTAGTAAATTGCTAGAAAATGCAAGCATTAAAACGTTCATACAAACAGAAACCGAAAAGATGCACGATGAGAATATTTTGAGTGCCAAAGAGGCCCTTTCAATTCTTTCAGACATCGCAAGAGGCAAGCGACTCGAAGAAGTTTTGATGATGAACCCTGTCACTGGCGAGGTGGATAGAGTTACGAAAAAAGCGGATAATAACACGGTTATTAAAGCAATAGCCGAGATATTGAAACGATATCCGACTGCCAAACAAGCTGAAAAACTTGAGCTTGAAATAGAGAAACTTAAATCTCAAATTGGTATGGATGACGAGCATGACGATAAGCTTGTAGAGTTTGCTAAGGCTTTGAGAGGTGCTTTTAATGACAAGTAAGTTCACGCCAAAACAAGAAAAAGTCCTTAGACGAGTTTTAAACGATGATTTCTTTATTTGTGGTCTGCATGGTGCAAAGCGTTCAGGTAAGACTGTTTTGAATAATATGGTATTTATGAACGAGATTGCGCGAGTGAGAGAGACTGCTGATAGATTAGGCATAGATGAACCGATGTATATTTTGGCTGGGACATCTTCGACATCGATCCAAAACAATATTATCCAAGAACTCTATAACATGTTTGATATTGAGCCAAAATATGACAAACACGGAGCGTTTACTCTTTGCGGAGTCAAGGTTATTCAAGTCTATACTGGTTCGATTTCAGGTTTAAAGCGAGCCCGTGGTTTTACAGCTTTTGGAGCCTATGTGAACGAGGCGTCATTGGCCAATGAACAAGTGTTCAAAGAAATCATCTCACGTTGCTCAGGAGAGGGTGCACGGATTGTTTGGGACAGCAACCCAGACATCCCGACTCACTGGCTCAGACGAGATTATATCAACTCTGAGGACGATATGATTATCGACTTTCATTTCAAGTTGGATGATAATACATTCATGTCTGACAGATACCGCGAGAATATCAAATCAGCCACACCGGCAGGCGTCTTCTATGACCGAGATATCCTTGGTCTTTGGGTAACTGGTGAGGGTGTGGTTTATCGTGATTTTAGCGAGAATATGTTTGTGAATGAAGTGCCAGAAGACGTCACGAAGATATACGCTGGCGTCGACTGGGGGTATGAACACTACGGTTCTATCGTTGTCATCGGAGAAACCTCAGACGGTTCGGTTTATCTGCTAGAGGAACACGCTCATCAGTACAAAGAGATAGATTTTTGGGTAGAACTCGCTAAGGATATCAAGGAACGATATGGCAATATCACGTTTTGGGCAGATAGCGCTCGACCTGAACACGTTGCTAGATTTCAAAGAGAGCAATTAAAGACCTTTAACGCTAACAAAGCTGTCTTATCTGGCATTGAAGAAGTTGCCAAGCTGATGAAAACTGGGCGTTTTTTTGTTGTTTCAGATAAGGTCAGCAAGTTCAAAGATGAGGTCTATCAGTATATCTGGAATGAGAAGACAGGCGAGCCAGTGAAAGAGAATGACGACGTACTGGATGCGGTGCGCTATGCGATTTATTCGCATCATTCCCAACCCAAAGCAACCGTCCGCAGACGTTCGCAATACGGCTTATAGAAAGGAATTAAATGTATCAGATTTTAACCTATCCACGGGATGGATACGATGAAACAGCTTTGAGTAAAGAATTGATTTTTAAGCTGATTCGCAAACATACACAAGAGCGCAGTCACTTGCAGAAATTGAAGAAATACTACATGGGCGAACATGCTATTTTGAATCACACGAGACGAAATAAGAACGCTCCAAACTTCAAAACGGTAGCTAATCACGCTAAGGACATTGCGGACACGTCCACGGGCTATTTCATGGGCAATCCTATCAAGTATAACAATACGGCTGATAGTGACCTTAAACCTTTGCTTTTAGCTTTTGATGGTGCTGAAATCGACCAAGTAGATGCACAGAATGCTTTGAACATGGCTATCTATGGACGTGCTTACGAGTACATCTATGCTAAAGAGGGACTGACTGAGCTTGATTCGACTAGCGTAGATCCTGAAAATGTATTCATTGTTTACGATGATAGCATCGAACGTAAGGCCTTGTTTGCGGTCTATTATTACGAAATTAAAGACGACACGAAAGATGCTACTAAGTATCAAGCGGAAGTCTTTACTCAGAACTTGCACTATCACATCGTGCTGCGTGATTCAAGTATGGGGACTACACGAAACGAGCAGGTAGAGCCTCACAACCTAGGGCAAATCCCAATCATTGAATACCGCAATAATCACTTTGCGATTGGTGATTATGAGCAACAGATTAGCTTGATTGATGCTTACAACTCATTGATGGGCAACCGAGTAAACGATAAGGAGCAAGCAGTCGAGTCTATCCTTGTTTTGTACGGCGCACAGTTGGCTGACAATCCAGAAGATGCAAAAGAAGCTATGAAAATTCTTTCTGAAGAAGGACTTTTGGAATTGCAAGGAGATGGCGCAAGGGCTGAATTCTTGAAGAACACCTTGGACGAGAACGCTACTGAAATCTTGCGCAAGGCTTTGAAAGAAGACATCTACACATTCAGTCATGTGCCGAATTTGACAGATGAGAACTTCGCAGGCAATAGCTCGGGCGTAGCCATGGAATTCAAGCTACTGGGCCTTGAGATGATTACTAAGACGAAGGAAGCTAATTACAAGCGAGGTCTTAGACAGCGGATTGCTATCTTCGCTCATTACTTGGGCATGCAGCAGATTGCACTTGAAGCACATTCAATCGTGCCACAATTCAGCCGTGGACTTCCTAAGAACTTGCTCGAATTGTCACAGATTATCAATAATCTTGAAGGCAAGGTCTCCCTTCGTCAGCTTATTTCACTCTTGCCATTCGTTGAAGATCCTGACGCTGAATTGGAAGAACTCGAGGAAGAGAAAGAGAAGAATAAGGAACGTGTGTCATTCTTTAACCAAGCTAACACGAAGCCAGATGATGAGGTAGCAGATGAAGAACAAGGAATACTGGACGAAGAGGAAGGCTAACCTCATCTATGAGCAGATGGATAAGGCTGAGAAACAAGCTGACAAGTTCGACGAGATTTATAAGCAATCAAAAACCTATTTAGACAAACAAATCAACAAGGTCTTTGATAAGTTTCAGCGTGATTATGGTTTGAGTGAGCGTGATGCTAGACAGGTCTTAAAAAACATGAAGGACCAGAAAGACTTAAACGAACTTCGCAAAGTTCTTGAAGCTAGACCGAATGACCCAAATATCCAACGTTTACTTGCTGATTTAGACAGTCCAGCGTATGCCTATCGCATGAAGCGGTTAGAGCGATTGAACGACGACCTAGACCGCATGCGTGAGTCTATCTATCATTCAGAGAAGAAAGGCTCAGATGCCTTTTACAGCGATTTGATGAAAGATAGCTACTACAAGGCTACCTTTGACCTGCAACAGCAGACTGGACTCGCTTATAGTTTCTCTAATCTCCCTGAAACTGAAATCAAGCGCCTACAAGGTCTAAAGTGGACAGGAGAGGCCTATTCGGACAGAATATGGTCAAATACTGGGGCGCTCGCTTCAAGCGTGAAAGACGAGCTCCTAGTGAGTCTCATGACCGGCCGAAGTATACGAGATACGTCTCAAGCAATAGCTGAACGTTTTGAAGTTGGCCAAAACAATGCTAGGCGCTTGGTTCGGACTGAGTCCGCGTTCTTCCATAACCAAATGGAATTGCTTAGCTATGAAGATGCTGAGATAACAAAATATCGCTTTGTGGCCGTATTAGATAGGCGCACATCGCACATTTGCCAGGAGCACGACAATAAGGTCTACGATACGGACAAGGCTGAGCCTGGTGTGAATTATCCGCCTTTGCATCCGTGGTGCAGGTCTACGACTATCGCGCACGATGAGGACGCAGACTACAGCAAGCTAGAGCGACGAGCTAGAAATCCTAAGACGGGTAAAGTTGAGTATGTGCCTGCTGATATGAGTTATAAAGAGTGGTATAGCAAGTATGTAGATGATGAGGAAGTTGGTAAGATTGACTTTTCCAAACTTACTTCCGAAGAAATCAATAATCTTGATTTCGATGATCTTTTAAAATATTTTGACTGGGCAGCTGAACAAGATGCTTTAAAAGAGAAAGCAGAGAAAGCCGCTTTACAGGCGAGAGAAGATAATGTTCCTTTGGCACGACGTGATCTGGTAGATCGTTTAGAAAAGAGGCTTAGAACAACGAATTTTGTTGATTTTTTTGGAGAAGAAAATGCACAAGGTCTTTTAAGAGAATTGCGTTTCTTCCCGAATGATGATTTTGTGCAATCTCTTTACGGTTCGATTGATAAATTATCTTTTGCCAAAGTAAAAGAAATGTCTTCTCATGTGTCTGGTACACAAGTTAATTTGGCAAAAGGCGATTTTATTTACAACAAGAAATTTAATCAGAAAGCACATTCAATCGTTCTTCATGAATTGACTCATGGCATTGATAATGTTGCAAGTTACTTCGGTGCCCCGGAATTGGGAGCTAAAGCATTTAGCAGTCAGTACGACTTGTACAATACCATAAAAAAAGATATGGACAATTATATTTTTGGGGATATGAAACTCAAAAGAGGAGCGTCTATGGACGAGAAACGAAACTTCTTTGAGCTTCGTCGAGCTAAAGTAAGAGATTTTAAATCAGAAATACTTGAACTAGCAAAGAAACTAAACCCGGAAATTCGTCCCGAAGAAAATGCAGAGGTTGGTGCATTCGCTTCGGATATGATGAGTTCTTTTCGAAGTGCGGAATATGGTTCTCAGCCTTTCAATCATTCGGATTCGTATTGGAAAAATAAAGCACATCGAGGAATGGAATTTATTGCGGAATATACTCAAGCTCAGATGACTCCTGAAATAAAATCGTTTTATGACAAAGTTTTTCCAAATTCTGTTAAAATATACAACAAGATATTTGAAGATATTTCAAAATTGAAACTAGAAAACCAAAAGCCGCTTGTTTGGTAAGGAGGTCAGGATGTTTTTTTGGAAAAACGAAGAAATTTATAAACAATTCAAAGAAATTGGAGAGCGATACAGAAACCATTTTGGAGAAGATTTTCCGGTATACCTGATAGTTCCTTTTGAGGTGACTGAGGAAGTTCTTTTAAAATATAATTCAGTCGTGAATTCGTGCATTAAAAAAAATGAAGCATTTGAAAAACCGATTGATTACGACGACAGAATTTATTAAGCACCTAGAGAAATCTAAGTGCTTTTTTCGTACTCAGAAAGGATTGAAAATGGATACAGCAAAAATTGGGATAACTAACGTAGAATTTTTAGGAACAGGTGGAATTGAATCAGCAACAGTGAAATTAGAGTTAAATATTCGTGGAACGAATGTATTCACTGCGATTGAGTTGCTGCCTAAAATATTAACCGACATTTCTTCGTTATCGTATGAAGTTGATTGAGTATAACTCAGAAAGGAGTAAAAGATGTTTATTTGGGAATGGATAGCAATCGCTTTTGGGTGGTTGGTATTTTTGTTGTTAATCTTTATTATTCTGGCCGTGATCAGTGGAATAGTTGAAGGTGTAAAGAAAGGATTAAAAAAATGAAATACAGAAAGAAACCAGTAGTAATTGAGGCGGTTCAACTTAATGAACGTTGTTTGATTGAAGAAGATTGGTTTTGGGACGCAGTGACAAGGAATGAGATTATCGTTCACGATAATGGTAAGTGGAATAAAAATCCCGCATGGTGTGAGATTAAAACACTTGAGGGGGTCATGGTCGCAAAAACAGGCGATTATATCATCAAAGGTGTGCGAGGGGAGCTTTATCCGTGCAAGCCGGATATTTTTGCGGAGACATACGAAAAAATGGAGGAATAAAAATGTTAGAAAAAGCAAAACGATTGGCATCACAAGAATTTTCGCGCTTATCAGGTCGTGAAATCAAAGCAGAAGACTGCTTTGTAGTTTGGTTTAGCAAGACTTTACAAAACTGGAAAGCTCTTGTTAGTACGAACACAATTACATCAAGCGAACCTTGTGGAAATTATGCAGAAATCACGCATAACGGAGACAAGAAAGAGACTTATGTGGATGTTTACGCTAAGGTTTCAAATCGTGCCATTAAAGATTAGGAGGTGATCCAATATCTTGACTAGCAGGAATAGACTGCTATAAATTACTGTAAATTGCTATAAACCGTGTCAGATTTGATGCGGTTTTTATATTGTCCGAGCATTGATGACACTAAAAGCCATGGAATTATACAGTCGGGGACGACTTTAAAAATAGGAGGTTCGCAATGAACGAAGAAACACAAACAGTCGAAGTCGAAACGGTTGAAGAACAAAAGGTACCTGCAGAACCTACACCACAACCGCAAGATGAGAAAAAGTACACTGACGCAGAGGTCGATGCTATCATCGACAAGAAGTTTGCTAAGTGGAAATCAGAGCAAGAAGCAAAAGAAAACGAAGCTAAGAAACTTGCCAAGATGAACGCTGACGAAAAACAGAAATATCAGTTAGACCAGCGTGAGCAAGAACTAGCTGACCGTGAACAGGCTATTGCTCGTAAAGAATTGACCGCAGAGGCTAAGGCGATGCTAAGCGAACGTGGCTTACCAGTTGAATTAGTAGCCGTGGTTGATTTATCAAACGCAGAAGCTGTGACCGAGTCGGTCGCAAGCATTCAAAAAACGTGGGAAGATGCAGTCCAAAAAGGCGTATCCGAACGTATGAAGGGTAGCGCACCTATTAAGACTGCGCCAACAAATCAGCAAGAAGTCACCGAAAAATGGAAACAGGACTTTTTGCGCTAGAGAATAAAAAAATGAGGTAAAAATAAATGGCATTTGAAGCATTAAACACAGCAGAATCACGCAAGAAACACCTTGGAATTATCGAGGATGTCCTTGCGGTAAATTCATACGCAACACCACTCTTGACACCGAGCGAAGCAGTGACTCTAAATGGTCGCTCATTCACAGTCGCAACAGGTAATACAACCGAGCTTAAGGACTACAAACGTAACAAAGACAATGAATTTGACCACGTTGAAGTTGAAGAAAAGGTCTACACTCTTGAAGAAGAAAAATACTGGGGTCGTTTCGTTGACCAGTTGGACGAACGTGACTCAAACGGTCAAGTAAACATTGAATATGTGATTGCTCGTCAGGCTGCCGAAGTAGTTGCTCCGTATCTTGACAAACTTCGTTTTGATGCAGCACTTGGCAACGTAAGCGACAATGTGGTCATGGGTAAAACTGCAGGAGCAAACAACGCTTACAATGCGGTTCTTGATGTGTCTGAGAAATTGGATGAGCTTGGAATCACTAAAGAACGCTTGCTTTTTGTAACTCCAAGTTTCTACAAGGCTATCAAATCTGAAATCGTACGCTTGCCACAAGGTGACGCAGATAAGAAAGTTCTTGGCAAAGGATATGTTGGTGAATTGGATGACTACACAGTCTACAAAGTACCTTCAAAATTCTTGCCAAATGTAAATGCCCTTGCAACTGCTCCTGGTGTTGTGACATCGCCAATTCAAATTGACAACACTAAGTACAATGACAATGTGCCTGGTCGTTTTGGTGAATTGGTAGAACAATTGCTCTACACTGGAGCTTATGTGCTTGAACACTTCCAAAAATACATCATCACAATTGCAGATTCTAAGCCCGCTGCTAAAAAATCAGCCCAAGGCAAGACAGTAAACCGTGCTAAAGCGTGGAAGACTGGAACAGCCTACAAAGAAGGCGACACAGTAACGCATGAAGACAAAGTCTATGTTGCTATCAAAGACATCACCAGCTCAACCGACGCACCAGACTCTGACTCAGCTAACTGGAAAGTCAAGAAATAAGGTCTGACCTATGAAAGTCAGAGTTAAACAAGCTTTCAATGACTGGAAAGCGAAAGTGAGACGACAAGAGAATGATGTATTTGAGATGACAGACGAGCGGTTCAACGAATTGTCGCACAATCTCAAGAACGAGTTTTCAGTCGATATCGCAGATGTTGTCGAGATCATTGACGAAAACGAACCCCAAGGAGACGAGACGACTCCTTTTGACTAGGAGGTCTTATGGAACTTAAAAAATTAAAAACACTAACAGGCGAGAGTGACGAAGCAGTCCTCTCGTCTTTACTTTTAAGAGCTGAAAACATCATTTTATCTGAGACGAACCGAGACAAGCTGACACCAGCGCTTGGAAGACTTATCCCTGAGCTTGTAATTGAGCTCTACAATCGCTCTGGAAGCGAGGGAGAGCAATCTAGGAGCGAAGGTGGTATATCTGTAACCTACAGTGAGTCAGGCTTGTCTACGGGCCTTTTACAGCGTATTCGGATGCATCGCTTAGCGAGGGTGGCAGGTCATGTTTTTGAAAAAGAATAGACTGAAAGCATATAACCTCAAGCGGTTCAAGAAAACCGTTACGAATGAGGGAGTCGCTAAAGAAGGATATGTGGATGAGGTTGAAGAAGTAAGACTTGAATTGTGGCCAGCGACTAGCAATCTACAATCTGAGATTTACGGTGACCGTATCAACGATATCCTGAATGCGAATGCGAGCAAGGATGCAGATATTAACGTGAAAGACGGTGTCTGTATCGATAGCAAGACAGAGGTCACGCATCGGGTTATCTCGAAGAAAGTATACAGCAAGCATCAAGTTTTGGAGTTGGAACGTGTCAGGTTTAATCGGGGCAGATAGGCTCATAGCTAAATGTCGTAAGCTCTACGGAGCAAAGACTAATGAGTTGGTAGGCCAAGCGGTCTTGCATGCTGCCAAAACAGTCGTACAAGCTGAAGCGAAACTCAGAGCACCAGCGAATGAGGGTGAGTTGAGAAATAGCATCAGGGTACGATTGAAAGTAAATGGCAACAAGATATCGGGTGAAGTTTTTACAAACTCAGACCACGCTGCCTATGTCGAACTTGGAACTGGTCCGAAAGGACAAGAGAATCATTCTGGTATATCTCCAGAAGTAAGCGTGTCTTATCGGTCTAGTCCGTGGTACGTGCATGAAGACCAAATCAACGTAGGACCTTACCACTTTGCGAAAAGAGGTGAGTTCTACAAGATGTATGGTCAGCCTGCGCAACCTTACTTGTATCCTGCTTTGAAAGATAACCATGACCGTGTATCTAGTAATATCTCAAAATACGTTAGTAGAAAGATAAGAGAACAGATAAAATGATTAATATTAAACCCTTAATTTACAAAGAATTGCAGAAGGTCGCAGATAATGTGACCGACACTTATCCGAGCGACTGGGAGAATGTTCCAGTCGTCATTTTTTTGGAAGAGCAAAATAAACCGGGTGAATGGTACGATGACCAAGAGAAGAAGTCGCATATCCGCTACAAAGTGGATATCTTCGACAAAGATAGCACAAGCGATTTAGCGGTCAAAATCAATGAAATCTTTGCATCTTTAGGATTGCGAAGAACAGATTGTCAGGATGTGCCTGATCCGTCGCATTTGCGTCACAAGTTGATGCGCTTCGAGGGAATCGTGGACCTGAATTCACAATTGGTTTATCAGTATAGAATGGAGAATTAATACATGTTAGCAAATGGAATTACGCTTTCTTATGGAACAGCTAAAGGAACTTACACAAAACTTGTAGGGCTTAAAGAAGTACCTGAATTTGGTATCGAACCTGAAAAAGTTGAAAATACCACTCTTGAAGATAAGGTCAAGAAATATGAATTCGGTATTGGCGACGCTGGAGAACTTGAGTACAAGTTCTCTTATGATAACTCAAGCGCAACCGCTCCTTATCGTATTTTGCGTAATGCTGCAGACAACAAGGAGAAACTCTACTTTGAGCAAACCTACCCAGATGGTACCAAGGTCACATTTGAAGGTCAAGTATCTGTCAAGCTTGGCGGCGGTGGTGTGAACTCTGTTATCGAATTCACGCTCAAGATTGCCTTGCAGTCTGAATTGACGTTCGTTGATGGAATTGGAGGTTAATAGATGGCTCTACCATACGCAACTTGGAAAGTTAGTGAGGATAAGGAGTTGAAACTCCGCCTCACATCCTTGCAAGCGACCAAAGTTGAAGAAAAAATCGGAGCGAATTTGCTCAAGGTATTCATGCCCGCTGAAGGTGAAGTCTTTGCTTTGCCGCCTCTAAAAGTCATGTTGCTGTTGACTCATGGAGCGCTTCAAAAGTTCGAACATGGAATTTCATTCGAAGACGTGTCTGATCTATACGATGACTACGTCGATAACGGTGGAGATCAGGCAGCATTCATGGCAGACGTCATCTTGCCGATGCTTCAAGTTTCGGGTTTTATGCCACGGGAGAAGGAAGGCAAGAAGAAAACTCCCAAGAAATCCGAAGCCAAAATGGAAGTAGTCGAGTAAAATCGACTGCTATATTATCAGTAAAAGAAATGGTTGGGGGTCTTTATCCGATGTTTTTGGACATTGGGGGTAAGCCCCTCGATTTTTGGGATTTAACGGTGCTTGAAATCAGAGAGATGATTGAAAGCTATAATCGTGTCACAATCCAAAAGCAAAAAGAAAAGATTATTGAATCTTACAGACTTTCGCAAATGATAGCGAATAACGTTTCTCTTTTGCTTTCAAAAGATGCCAAACCGCTTGAAGTATGGGACTATGCTCCTGAACTTTTTGAGAAAGAAAGAGAGCAGGTCGAACAAGCGAGATTGGCCCAAGAGTTGAAATTGCACAAGGAACGCATGCGGATGTTTGCTGAAAGTCACAATCGAAAAATGAAAATGAAAGGAGAATAGATGGGAGTTACTCTTGACGAGCTCAAGGTTATGATTGATGCCGAAATCGCACCTTTCAAAAACAAGATGAAAGAAGTCGAGAATAAGGTCAAAGATGCCTCTAACAAAGTACAGTCATCAACCGAGAAAATCAAGGCACAGTCTGGCTCAATGCTAGGTGTATTTGGTAAACTTGCCAAATTCGCTGGTTTTGCTTATCTTGGCAAAAAAATGTTAGATGTCGGTATGTACTCTACGCAGATGGCTCTTGAAGTCACGGCATCGGTTAACCAAATCAAGCGTCAAATGGGCGAGAGCTCGCAGACATTCTTAAAATGGGTAAATGACAACGCAAACGCTATGAATATGAGCGTTGGTGAAGCGACAAAATATGGGGCGGTATATTCAAACCTATTTTCTGGCTTTATCAAGGACTCGAACAAGTTGAGCGCCTATACTGCCAAGATGTTGCAGACATCTGCAGTAGTCGCAGAAGGTTCAGGTCGTAGCATTACAGACGTTATGGAGCGTATTCGCTCTGGTTTGCTAGGGAATACGGAAGCGATAGACTTTTGTCGCACCGCTTAGAAATAGGCGGATTAAGAACTTACCAAAATCGGTAAAACTCTAAACTTTAATTTATAACTTCGGTATAAATGTGATATAATATACTTAGTTAAAAAGAGGTGATATTATGGGCATTATATACGAAATTAAATGTACCAAAACAGGAAGAAGCTATTTTGGTCAATCCAATAATATAAAAAGACGATTCGATGACCACAAATACAAACTTCGTCATAACCAGCATTATTCAAAAGAAATGCAAGATGATTTTAACTTGTTTGGAGAATCAGAGTTTCAATTTTCTATTTTAGAAGAAGTATCTGATAACATCTTAGATGAGAGAGAAAGTTATTGGATATCATCATCTGACAATGTATATAATATTGAGGGTGGAGGAGTTAAAACAAAGCGCATTGCTGAAAGCACTAAAGAGAAATTGAGTGTTAAAGCAAAAGCGAGGTATAAAACTCACGCAAAATATTTTAATAACCCAACAGCCATTAAAAAACGGTCAATATCAAATACAGGTAAAAAACGAGATGATGATTTTAGAAAGAAAATGAGTGACATCGCTAAAAAAAGAACAGGTTCTAAAAACTCATTTTTTGGTAAAAAGCACTCTGAAGAAACAAAACGAAAAATCAGTGAAGCTAATAAAGGGAAGTATGATGGTGGCAAGCCTAAGATTCCTATCGTAGCTATTCATCTTGAAACTGGAGAAACAAGGGAGTACGCATCAAAGAGTGATGCTTCAAAAGATATTTTTCCAGCTAGGTCTTTTATTGACAAAGTTTTGAATGGTGAAAAGAAGCATTATAAAGGGTACACTTTTAAAGAATTAAAACATGACGATACCGAGGTAAACTAAGCAATTAAAAAGGCTTAGTCACCGTAGAGCATAGGGATTGAACCTGTGCTTTTTGTTTTGTCAAAAAGTATAGAATAAAATATCCCCACGAGTGGTAAGCACCTAAACAATTCGGTTGTAGGTGAAAATATATGCCGAACTTACAAGAAATTGTAAGAAGTATGGATAAAAAGCCATGCGATAACATTATTGAGAAGACCTAGGAATCAACGTAAATGTGGCCATGATTCAATCGACAGAAGCATTTAAGCGCTTTTCAAATGGTCAAAGTTGGGACCAACTCGACTATCAAACCCAACAACAAATCCGTCTTATGGCGATTTTGGAACAGGCAACTGCCAAGTATGGTACGACCTTGTCCCAGTCAGTCAATGGGCGTATTAGCTTGTTTAAATCGCTATTGAAGGATGCTGCCTTGAATGTAGGTAACGCATTCTTGCCGATTATCAACGCTATCATGCCGGTCTTGAACTCATTTGCTATGGTCTTGAAGAATGTGACTGCTAAACTCGCTGAGTTTATCGCATTGATGTTCAACAAGAAAGCGACTGTTAAAGACGGTGTAGCTAGCGCGGTCGGAGATATGAACGGAGCCTTACAAGATGCAGCAGGTGGCGCAGGCGACCTCGCTGATGCTATGGGTGATGCTGACGATGCTTCGGGTGGTCTAGCTGATAATCTAGGAGACTCTGCTAAAAATGCTAAAAAAGCAGTCAAAGAGTTGCTTGGACTAGCTGGGTTTGATGAAATCACGATTTTAAACAAGAAAAATGATTCTGACGACGGAGGCTCTGGCGGTTCTGGTGGTGGTAAAGGCAAAGGTAAGAAAGGTAAAGGTGGAAGCGGACCTTTTAAAGATATCTTGCCAGAAGTTGCTCTAACCGACATGGATAACCAATTCAAGAGCATCTTTGACGGTCTAGGGAGCAAGCTGAAAGGTCTATCTGACCTCTTTAGCAAAGGGTTTTCTGCTGCATTCAGAGCTGAAGGTCTCGAACGTATCACGAATGCTTTAGGTCGAATTAAGAAGACGCTTGAAGAAATCGCTACTGATCCACGGGTAGTCAATGCCTTTAATGGCATGGTTGGGAAGATAGCATACTCTCTAGGGCAGATTACAGGCTCTCTAGCAACGGTTGGAGTGGGTATCGGTGTTTTCCTTGCCGAAAGTATTGCGAACGGTCTAGAACGCCAAAAAGAGCGTATTATTCGCTCTCTAGTAGCTCAATTCGAGAACACGGGCAATATCTTTGCATCGGCTGGAAATATAGCTCAGGCATTCGCAGATGGCTTTTATGACGTCATAACATCGACTGGCGCTATTCGTATTGGAAGTGCGATTACATCTGCTCTTTTGGCTATTCAAGCTAGCGTTACTGAGGTTAGTTACAAGCTTGGTGGTGACCTTATGCAAGGTATCGAGCGAATTGTTACAGATAACATGCCTGGTATCGCTAGTTCGCTTTCCAATTCCCTGTCTGCCATTGCTCCTGTTTTCGAAAGTGCAGAACAGGCAATCAATGATATGTCTGATTCTCTCAGCCGTGTGTACGATAATTATATTCGGCCAACGATTGAATCATCAACGAAAGCTATATCAAGTATTATCAGTTTGTTTGTAAAAGGTTGGAATAATTACATCCAACCAATTATCGAAAAACTCGGTCAAGGTTTCTCGGACACAATTGACAAACACATCTCGCCAATGATCAAAAAGATTTTGGAGATGGCCGAAAGTTTCCAAGAAATGTCACAAGTCATTAACGCTTATGTAGGTCCTACTATCGGCTTTATCGTTGAGCAATTGACAAGAGTATTAGCTCCTGCAATTGAATATATAGGAGAAGTTTGGCGTGTTCTATCTAACACTATCTCTGATGTTTTAGGAGGCATAGCTGACTTCCTCAAAGGTGTATTTGATATTATCACGGGTATCCTTACCAGTGATATGAATAAGATTTTTAACGGCTTCACCGAAACGGGCGATGCTATTATGAACATTCTATCAGCACTCCTTACAGCGTTGTTAGATTTAACAGTAGCGGTTTTGAAAGTTATCTGGGACACAATCGTAGCAATCTTCCAAGGAATCTGGGATGGTATTGTAGCGATATTCACTCCGCTTGGCGAATGGTTCTCAGAACGTTGGAACGACATCACAACAGTTTTAGCAGACGTGGCTAAATGGTTTGGCGATATGTTCCAAAAAGCTTGGAATGCGCTAACGAATGTATTCTCATCAATCGGCACTTGGTTCGGCGAGCGTTGGAATGATGTGACGACTGCGCTTGCTAACGTTGCTACGTGGTTTGGGAATATCTTTAAAACAGCATTTGAAGCGGTCAAGAACGCATTCAGCACGATTGGAAGCTTCTTTAGCGGTGTTTGGACCACGGTCAAGAACATCTTCGTGAATGCTGGCCAAATGGTCGGTAGCGCAGTAGGTGGCGCATTCAAGAGCGCAGTTAATGCGGTTCTCGGCACAATTGAAAATGTGGTGAACGGCTTTATCGGTATGATTAATGGCGTTATCGGTTTAATTAACAAGATTCCGGGCGTCTCTCTTGGTAGCGTTGGATACGTTAGTCTCCCTCGTCTCGCTCGTGGAGGTATCGTTGATAGTCCGACCGTGGCCATGATTGGTGAAGCTGGTAAAGAAGTCGTTATGCCTCTTGAAAACACTGGATTCTTGCAGACAATGGGTCGCATCGTAGGTGGTGCTGTAGTAAATGCCTTGGGCGGTGGATTACCACAATCAGGAGGCTTCAGCGGTAGCGGTGACATCGTTATTCAAATCGGTGGACACGAATTTGGTCGTGTGGCCATCCAAGAAATCAATCGAGAACAAGAACGTGCAGGACAAGTCTTGCTTAACATTTAAAGGGAGGTAAAATGGCACGCTTAATTATTAACGGGGTGGCTGTTAAGCCTCCCAAATCTTTTCAGGTCGGTATTCAGGATATCGATGGAGAAACTGGTCGAAATGCTAACGGAGACATGGTTCGTGACCGTATCACGACCAAACGAAAATTAGATTGCGAATGGGGCATGCTGACTCAAGATGAAATGAGTCAGCTTTTAAATGCCGTATCATCAGTCTTTTTTGAAGTTTCTTATCCCGACCCAGTAAAAGGTCAAACAACAGGAACTTTTTACGTTGGAGACAGGACGGCTCCAAGTTATTCATTTACTGAGAAGTTCAAGCCGTGGTCGGGCGCTAAGTTTAATCTGGTAGAAAGGTAGGTTAGAACATGGATATATTTAGACGTAGGAAATTTGATGAAGCTATGTTTGCTAAGAACCGTACTCTTGCTATCAGAGTAGGGCAGTATCAGTCAAGCGATATCAAAGAAGCGCATTTTGATTATGGCTATATCAAAGGTGATGCCTATAAGCCCGGTGGAACGTGTGCTGGTAGTGGTAAGATCACGTTCACAAGCATTATCACTACATTCAATAAGTCGGATAATATTTATCCTGAAATCGGTCTTTTGGTAGACGGAACCTACGAATGGGTCAAAATGGGTGAATACTTCATCAATGATATTGAGATTGACCGGAACCGTAACACGACTACGCTGGACCTCATGGATGGGATGTTCAAGCTCAATCGTGAACATATCACAGATTTGACTTATCCAGCGGAAATTAGACAAGTGATTAAAGAAATTTGTCTGAAGACCGGTATAGAGTTAGCAAATGAATACATGGATATTACATCCATGAATTATGTAATCGAAAAGATGCCAAAAGATAAAAAAATGACATTCAGAGACGTCTTGAGTTTAGCTACTCAGATGCTCGGGATGTCTTGTTTCTTTAATCGAGAAGGAAAACTTGAAATCAAAGAATTAACCGAGTCAGGCATCACGATTACAGCAGATAGCTACTTTATGCACGGATTGACCAAGAGTGAAGTTCAGTATCAAATTGCAGGGATAACCTGCAAGAAAGAGAAAGAGACTCTCACGGTCGGTATGCGTACTGGTCGATCATTGGAATTGGATAATCTATTTATGTCTCAATCGATTTTGGATAATCTCTATCACAAAATCAAGGATATCCGCTATTATCCGTTCAATTTGAATTACCAAGGTCATTTACTGTTAGATGTTGGTCAGTGGGTAACCATCAAGACGAACAAGGGTGAAACGTTCAAATCGCCAATCTTAAGTCAATCATTCTCATTTAAGGGCGGTCTGCGTGGTCGTATTAGCGCAGACAGTAAAGCTGGAAATGATGCGCAGTATTCATACGCAGGAACGTTTACAAAGAAGATTGAGCAATTTAGTGAATTTGAGAAACAAATTCAAAACCAAATTGAAGAAGCTGACAAAGGCTTTGACCAAAAAGTTGATAAAATCAAGAAATATTTTAACGACCAGATTGAACTTGCCAAAGCCAAAGCGGAAGAGGTCAAAAAAAGTCTGACAGAGACAATCGACCAACGTTTTCGTGATTTCGATAGCACTGGTTTGAATGAAATCAAGCAGAAGGCAGACGAGGCCTTGCGAAACGCTGGTGCGAGCTCATCTCTTGCTCAAGAGGCTAAGCAAATCAGCGAGCAGGCAACCGCTGATATAACCAAATTGAAAAACGAGGTTGTTGACGGTTACGTCGGCAAGAACACGTATCGAGAGGGTATTCGTGGGATTGAGCGACGAATCGAGGAAGTGAAGACATCGACAAATGGCCAAGTTGCTACTCAAATCGCTGAGTACAAGCAATCAGTAGACGGACGATTCACAAGCTTATCTTCTCAGCTTGATAGCAAAGCTAATCTAATTGACTTTCAGCGAGTACAAGAGACTAGTAAGCTCTATGAGCGAATCATAGGTAGTAGCGAGTCTGACATCGCTGAGAAGGTCGCTCGCATGACTCTGACTAATCAGCTTTTTCAAGTTGAAGTCAGCAAGTATGCCAACGTAGGTGGTCCGAACATGCTCCGAAATTCGAGGGCTGACGACGGTTTGAAGTATTGGACCGAAGCGAATGGTCGTTTGAGTTTTACAGCTCACTCGTTTTATTTTAACGGTCAAAAACGCATGTTTGAATTGCGACCAGGCGCAGTCGTTCAAAGCCCACGGTTTATTGTTAAGCGAAATACAGACTACGTTTTTAATATTTTGGCATTTGACAACAACTCGAAATATTTTAGAGTGTATTTCTGCAAGCGCAAAAAAGGCTCAAGTGCGAATTTTGAACAAAAACAGCTTGTGTTTGATGGCAAACCTCGATGGGTAGACGGTGCGGTTTTCGATAACGGCAGAAACGTCAAGAAGACGTTCAAATTTAACGTCGGTGACTACGATGACGGTTATCTGCAATTTGAGTACGACAAAAACAATCCCAACAAATGGGGCGGACTATTCATGACCGAGCTTGATTTTTACGAAGGCTCAAATGACCGCAAATGGCAACCAGCACCCGAAGATGCGACTATGGAAACAGACAAGGTTCTTGAAGCGACTCAAACTAAAATGACCTTACTTCAAGGTTCATTTGCATTTCAAAATTTGACAGGTCCAGGAGCAATCGTTTCACAGATTAACGCAACGAACAATCAAATTTTGATTGAAGCTGAGAAAATTCGTTTGAAGGGTAAGACCTTGCTGGACGAACTCACTGCAATTGATGGATATTTCAAACGTCTGTTCGTAGGCGAGGGCAACTTTGCGAAGCTAAACGCTGAGATAATCGGAGCGAACACTATCACAGCGGATAAACTGATTATGGACTCGGCAATGGCTCGGTTGTTCGTTTCAAGCGATATCTTCACGGATACACTTGCTGCTAAGGAAGCCTTTATCAATAAACTTCGGTCAGTTGTAGTATCTGCGACTTTATTCGAAGGTTTCAAGGGTCGAATCGGTGGGTTCCAAATCGGTACACATGATAAAGACCCTTCCACTTATTGGCTCACAGGTACTAATTCATTTGCTGTTGGTATGAGTAACGGTAGCACTCAATGGGGTCAAACCTCTCTTTGGGTCAACTGGGGCAATGATTGGGGAAAACCAGGGAACGCAGCTTGGTTTGTGAAACGAACAGGAGAGATGTTCTGTTATAACCGAGCGCATTTTTGGAATGTCCCAAAGATCAACGGTAGCTTAGAGGTAACTGGTGAAATTTTTTATGTTACAGATAGAGAAAAAAATATAGGTGGATACTGGATTAGCTCGCCTAACTACAAGAAAATCGAAGGTTCAAATGGATATCTTTATTTGTATACCACGCCTAGCAGTTATGATTGGATCCCGATGAATAAAGAAATCTCAGACCGTCGCTATAAGTCAAATATCGAAGATAGTCAAATCTCAGGTCTCGATGTTATCGAGCAACTCAAGACGTACAGTTATCGCAAAGAGTATGATGGGAAAATTGAAGACATCTCTTGCGGTATTATGGCGCAGGATGTCCAGAAATATGTTCCTGAAGCATTTTTTGAAAATCCTGACGGTGCATACTCATATCGCACATTTGAACTTGTGCCTTACTTAATCAAGGCCATTCAAGAACTCAATCAAAAAATACAGAAATTGGAGAAAACAGCATGAACGAACAAGACAAACAAATCAGCAGTCTAGCGATTAAGTCGCTTGGTGAAAAAATCGGCAAAGAGGCTACTCAATCAGCGACGCTAGAAGCTCTATACACGGTAACCGCGATGGAGCTTGAACAGATGAAGCAAATCATCGAATCTGACGAAGAACTGAAAGCGAAATTTGAAGAAGTGAAAGGAAAAATGACAAATGGCAATCAATAACTATGAATTGGCAGGTAAGCCCTACACTCGTGGTTTTGGGGATAATCTCAAGACTGTGGTTGAAATTCGTCTCTCAGATGGGACTCGTTACAGCACGAATATGCGTGAGCTCGCAGGCGACCGGACGACTGAGCAAGAGGATGTCTTGATTCAAGCGATGCTGGATATCCTAAAGGCCGAGCTAGACCCAGGTTCAGCAATCGTGAAGGCCCAAGCTGAAATTGAACAAGCAGTACAATCTTTGGCAAAAACAAAGACAGACTTGACCGCTAACATAGAGAACCTTGATAACGTCTCAGCGATTACTGAAGTTCTCATTGCTCTAGCGATTGGTCAGAATGGTGGCATGCCCACGAACACTTACAGCAAGGTTGCGCAGTTCATCAAGCCACTTGTCAAAGACCGTCGTTATGTGAACGGCGATATCGTATCGATGCCTTATCCATATGATACGAATCCAAAATGGCCGAAGGAAACACAGACCATCTTGAAATTCCAGATGCAGGAATCAGAGGGGTACACTTGGAAAGAGCAACCTCTTGCTGAGATGCTCCAAAAAGGCATTTTGACCATTGTCATGCCACGGATTGATTAGGGAGGATTTTATGTCATGGTCTGAAATAATCGAGAAAATGATACATGCAATCACTCAGCTTGCTCCTACAATCGGAGTTGTCGCTACTGGTTGGTTCGGTATGCGAGCCAGTAAAGCAGGTCACCTCAACCAAGAACAATTCAAGGAGCTGAAAGGCGAATTGAACACTATTCACGCTATCGGTGAAGAGAACAAGCAAAACATAACCGAGATCAACAACAAGCTAGCAGTACATGATGAAGCGCATCTAGCTACAATGTATCTACGGCTTGAGCGTGATATTACAGTCGCCCTCAAGCGTGGATATACAAGTGTTCACGAGTCAGATATTATCCACAAAATGCACTCGAGCTACAAGAAACTTGGTGGAAATGGGCGTATCGATGCCCTATTTAACAAATACTTGAATTTAGAAATTGCGGAGGAAAACACAAATGCAACAGATTACTGAAATCATCACAAACGGAGCAATCAGCATCCTTGTCATTTTGGCTGGTATCGCAGTCAAAGCAGTCAAAGACTACCTTATCAAAAAAGGCGGAGAAAAGGCTATCAAAATCGTCGAAATCTTGGCTAAGAACGCAGTTAATGCTGTTGAGCAGGTCGCAGCCGAAACTGGCTTCAAAGGTGAGGAGAAACTGGAACAAGCCCGCACGAAAATCCGTGCTGAACTTAGCAAATACAACATCAGCATGACAGATAAAGACCTTGATACATTCGTCGAGTCAGCGGTCAAGCAGATGAACGAAGCTTGGAAAGGGGAGTAATAATGGATATTGATACAAGTAGACTAAGAACTGACTTACCGCAGGTTGGAGAGCAACCCTATCGTCAGATTCACGCTCACTCGACTGGAAATTCACAATCCACCGCTCAAAATGAAGCAGATTATCACATGCGTAGACCAGCTGACTCTGGTTTTTTCTCTCACGTCGTTGGTAATGGCCGTGTGATGCAAACCTGGTACACTGATCGTGGAGCATGGGACGTAGGTGGTGGCTGGAACGTTGAAGGATACGGTCAAGTAGAATTGATTGAGAGTCATTCAACTAAGGAAGAGTTCATGCGCGATTACAAGCTATATGTTGAACTGCTACGCAATCTAGCTGATGAAGCAGGAATTCCGAAAACGCTGGATTCTGATAGCTTGGCAGGAATCAAGACACACCAGTATTGCACATACAATCAGCCACGTAATGCAAGCGACCATGTGGATCCATATCCTTATCTTGCAAAATGGGGCATTAGCCGTGAACAATTTAAAAATGATATTGAAGGTGGTATCTCTACTGAAGCTGGCTGGCGCCAAAATGCTTCTGGCTGGTGGTGGGAGGAGTCAGACGGCTCTTATCCTACGAAAACTTGGAAGCAAATCAAGGGAGAGTGGTTCTACTTCAATGAACGTGGATATTGTCTAATCAATCGTTGGTTTAATGATGGTAAAGATTGGTTTTATCTTGACAAACGTGGCGCAATGGTCACAGGCTGGATGTTCCTCAACCATCGCTGGTATTTCTTCAAATCAGATGGCCGCATGGCTACTGGCTGGGTTAAATATCGTGAAACCTGGTATTTCATGGAAGAAAAAGACGGCTACATGCTATCCAAACAATTCGTCAAATCAGGCGACGGCTGGTATTACTTGAAGGCAAACGGTGAATTACACACAGATCCAGCATTCAAAACAGAACCAGACGGGCTTATCACTGTCGTTGACAAACCAAAAGAAGAAAAATAAAAAAACAGAAAGGACTTTCAAATTAGATTACACTAACCGCAGGCTCAGGCTTGCGGTTTTTTTGTTTACTCTGGAAAGGTTGGATTTAAAATCCAAGCTATTTCTCCGAAAGTACTTTCAAAAAAAGTAATGATTTTTCCACTACTTTTTTATTTTTTTTACGAATAGATAAGTAGGAGGAAGAAAATATGAACATTTTGAATATTGAACTAACTAGCATTGATAAAACTGATTTAGGGTTTGAGCATTGGGTGGATGTGACTTACACTGTCCCAATTTTGAAAAATGAGTATACGGTCAAGCTATTATTACTTATGGAATGCAAGATAGAGGACCAAGAGGTTATTGAGTACCTGATCAGCACTTGGAAGTATCGTGATCTCGTGTTGCACTCGGTGAGGATGTATGAACTGGAGAGAGAAGGTGCGTGACTGTGAAATAATGGTTTTTATTTGTCTGAAAATGGCTCTCATGGTATAATAGTTTGAAAATAAAACTAATCAAAAAATGATAGGGATACAATAAAGGATACAACAATCCTTATACAAGCCGGTCTAATAGGGTTTTAAGAACTCCCACCGGCTCCATCATCAATAGGATTTTTGGGATTATTTCGTCAAATTGTATCCTTTATTGTATCCTATTTGTTTTAGTTTGCTAGTGGAGAATTACTCAAGAGGCTGAAGAGGACGGTTTGCTAAATCGTTAGGTCGGGTAACCGGCGCGGGGGTTCGAATCCCCCATTCTCCGTTAGATGAACCCCGTGTTTTTCTAAACTAATCTACTTGGAGGTGTTCTCCAAAAGTAAATTTTCATAAAGAGGTGAAAC